TGCGGAACAAAAGGCAGCGGAGATCCGTAAAGAGACTCAAGCCAAAATCAAGGAACTTACGCCCAGTCGCAAGCAGGTTGGTTACGGAAAGTCTATTACCCGCCTATAAAGGCCAACGGTTTGCCCATTGTCATTGGTATTGCAAAACTTAAAGCTCCTCTTGGAGCTGTTATGAGTCCGTTACGTGCGGCCTCGAGAGCGTCATCACCGCCGTCCCCTTCTTCATCAGCATTCATCTTTTGAATGTCGCCTACCCTAGTTTCATGATTTTGAGCCATAGGAATTTGAGCAATCAAATGTTTGCATTTTTTGCTGATGAACCAAGTAGGTTTGATTCCTTTCTCAATGTCTCCTAGACGCTGTTGCATCACAGCCCAAGCATTCACACGATCAATCTCTGCGGGTATCATGCTAATGCCGCAATCCTCATAATCCATTGCAATCGTCCTGCCGTCTTGTTTGCGGGAAAAACAATCTTTACCTGCCACAATGAAATCAAGGTCATGCGTTGCAAGGTTGTGCCGCCTTAACATCGCTTTGAAGTATTCTGCGTGTTCTTCAATGACCGTTTCTTTGCGGTGCTCTTCGTCGACCGTATAAGTATTCCCATCAGCATCATCACAATGCAGATGGAAACAGCTAGGATGCGCGAATCCGTAGTCCATTGAAACATACCATCGTTTAGCTTTAGTTTCTGTAAACACAGGACAATTTGCGCTTGGATAAACATGATAATCTTCGTTCCAGTTTGTAAAGAATTGTCCGGCTTGAAAGTTTGGATCTCCTAGATACCAAGATTTATATTTCCAACCACTTAACGATTCTAGGATTTTACGATTTTCCACGTTCACATGATTGTTGTCGTGGACCGTTGCTTTGATGTAGATTGTGTCTTTTTGAGTTTCTGATTCCCACGGATCATAGAAAACCTTTTTTACCCAAGCATGGCCTATACCGCCCCAGTTCCATGCCCCATAGAAACGAGGTCTCCAATTCGGTTTGCTGGTGCGGAGACAGGTCATTAGGTTTTTCCATTTATCAAAAGTAAGCGTAGTCAACTCCTCAATCGCAATGCCGTCATATTCCTGCCCCAAGAAATTTTCAATGTCTTTTTCATCTTTGAAATGCTTGATGATGATGAAGCTACTGTTTTCAAATTCAATTACTCCCGCTTGTTCACGATACTCATGTTTTACAATGTTCTTTGGACAAGTCTTAAGCAGCAGATCCCGAATCTGTTCCCGAGCTGCTGTGGCCGATTTGCGGAGGTAAAGAAACTTTAGCCCCGGATACCGTTGACAATCGTCCAAACAAATTTGAGCGAACATCCACGCGCTTTTACCGCCACCACGCGCACCTCCCACACCAACCGCAGTAGCATTACCCGCTATATCGCATTTACGCGCTGCCGCCGCCATCTCAAATTGTTTAGGCTGAAGTATCATGGCCTTCGACATGAAGTTCATTACCTGATCTTGCGGACAGCCAGCATCTTTAGCCGTTTGAGCTATTTTAACGTATAGCTCAATTTGTTCCTGCTCTTGCTTAGTCGGTTTTTTGGCCATCAGAATTTAATCTCCTATCAATTTCACATTCCAAATACCAAACAGCTTTACGCAAATCTTCAACAGTTTTTCCTTTGCTATCCGCTCTCCAAATATACTTCATCGCATTGCCCATGCAGAAGTTCATGTGTTTAGTCACCTCAATGCACTCAACTTTACTTAAGCTTGAAGTATAATGCTTTGGATGATTGACAGGATCATTCATTATTTTGTTTTCCATAATTGTCATTTATTTTTTCCGCTTTTTCTGTGCTTTCTAATTCATATATTTTATCTTGCAAATTCCAAGCATCACCCAAAAGCGTTGCCGCATATCGTTTGTTTCTGTTGCTGAATATTATGTCCACCCCTTCAATTACAAGCGCATAAGGCAAATCTAACTCATCCAAATAATGCAATGAACGCGCCACCAAATCACCCGTGATTTTAATTTGTTTTTTGTTCATTGACACGGAATACAGCAGTTTGAAAATTTTTTCAAGGAGCCGCAGAAATAATTTAATAAATGAGGGGAGTTCTAATTACTCCAAGTTTACGCTACACACAACGCAGAACCCGAACGGAGGTTAGATTGTTCCCCTCATTAAATTAAGATTTTTCAGGCGAATCCATTACCCACACAATTTCAGATAACCGAACATCCATCCCTCTTTTTGCGGGATAAGCTATGCGATTGTTTTTTGGTTGCTCATCCATATCCGCAACTTCTAACCACACCCATTCTTTATTTATAATTTTTGCCAAATTGAATTTTATCACTTCGCCTGTTTTTAATTTTAATGCGTAGTTATGTTGATCCCAACATGCTTTTGCTAAAGCAACGCTTCCAGTTATTATTTCAAATGCTTTTTCAATTTCTATTTCTTCGGTTTCCATTTTGTAAATTGTAATTGTCAATTTGGTTTTTGGCAATGGCCAAAATGTAGCGCGTTGTGATAATCATTAAGATTTAATAGAGGGGGAAAAATGGAGGAGGGGGAAGGTTCTTCATCACCCCCCACCCCGTAGTATGTTTTTTGACTTGGCATCAATCCTGCTATGGCATCACAAAATGTCGCCCATGGGCAACAAAATTCAGCGTCTTCTCGGAGGTGGAGTCGTAGCATAACCCGTCACCGGAGCAGCCTGCTCTCCTGTAGTACGACTCTCATCTTGAGTCGTACGACACTCAATCACAGCGACAGGCTGGGTGGCGTAAACTCTTGCCATTGCGTCAATTAACTTCGTGGTGTCGAGGGCGGAAGCGGGAACAGGAAGGGAGGCGTGGGCCGTTTGCAAGGACAGGCTCTCGGGCTTAAGACGTTCACCCAACCAGCTTGCTGCTCTCCAGTCCGCTCTTTTGACTTTTGTGGGATCGGAGGCGTCCTCGATCCGGTTAATTAAAAGATTAACCTTGGCTGATTTTAATTTATTAATAAGCTGCTCGTATCTAGTGAGATTGCCCTTACTCCTCTGCTTCCATTGATACCAAGCATCCTGCTTCAGACCGATCATGGCGCAGGCTTCCTTTTCATTTAGAAACCGAGTGCCAACCAGCCGTGCTATCTCCTCAACATCTGAGTCTTTGATTCTGCGAGAAACCGTTGATTTCATTGGCCCATCCTACAACTCCTCGTCTCATTTGTAAAGCTAATCATAAGCACTTTACCTATGATTCAAATGTCTCAAAATGAGTCAAATCCCGTAAAACCGATCCTAATCGTTTGGCAGTGTCACCATAGCGAAAAATCTAATAGCCCCGTCAACGGCTTTAGAATGACTTTTAACGAATTACAAGCGATCCACTTATGATTAAATCTGACTCAGCGTACTCATTGAGAGTCGACTAACGAATGATGAAATGGAGGAGATATTTAATAATTAAACGATATCTATATAAGAATGCGAGTAGTCAGAGTGGAGTACTTTGTTCCTCTGTTTGGAGTACTGCTGTTGACATTGAATGGAATGTGTGTTAATCACTGCATCCTATGACACAAAACAACATGATGGACGAGGTTGCGATTCGAAATCGAGACCTCGGTGAAAATGAGTTCCTCAACCTTTACACACCTTATCCGGGAGAGTCAGAATCATTCTGGAGCAGGGTGAAAAAAACCACACCAACAGGGTGCTGGCCTTGGCTGGGTTATATCGGTGCTCAGGGTTACGGCAACCTGAGATTCAATGGGACACAGATGCGTTCTAATCAGGTTGCGTGGATGTTGCACAACAAACGGATCATACCCGCAAAGGGCCGTCTTATGCTTTCCTGTGGAAACAAGCAATGCTGCAATCCTGCCCACATCTTTCTCGGCACCACCTGCTGGGATGCTGAAGGAAAGCGTTGGGTCAAAATCTCAAAAGAAAATAAAAAATAATTAAAGAAAACTCTTGCATGCTTAAGGATTATCTGCGAAGCTATTTGTGTCGGAGGAAATGAAATCTTCCGGCGAAAAACAGAAAGAAAACATTATGACCTACGAAAACTATACAGTCACCTTCTGCTCCGATTGTTCAACCTACGGAGATATCACCGACGACCGAACCAACGAAATCAATGATCGGCTCAGCGCAATGATCGTTGCCGAATTCCCCGGAATCCAAATCGAAATCTCCCACCTCTATAATGGTGGTAAAACCACCGGCCCCGACCAGGACACGATCGACGAAATCAACAGCTGGATTTCGGAAAACTGGACTGCGGTGTTCTAACCCAACCCACCCAACCCCAACACAACATATGAAACAAACTCAAAAGTATTTAGTCACCAGCAAGCTCGGCATGACTCCATTCGGCTACGCTCCGAATAAAGCCGAAGCCGAAAAACTCTCCAAAAAAGCAAAAAGACTCGGATTGGATGGAATCATTAAAGAACTTAAACATGCCTTTGAAATCTCAATTTAAATCAACCCACCACAACACACCACAACACACAATGAAAACGAAACAAGAGCTTCTCAAAATCGCTTTGGCAATTTATCAAACAGTCGCAGAACTAGGTTCTGCTCCATCCGGGACAATCTATGCCGCTTTGATGAACCAGATCGACCTCCAGACCTATCAGGATTTGATACAGATGTTGAAAGATATTGGCAAAATCAAAGAAATAAATCATCTGCTCATTGCAGTAAGATAGTTCTTTGCCCTCCGCCGGGCCTTTGGGCTGCGGCGGACGGCAAGGAATTAACTTTGCACAATCAATCAACTAAAATGAAAAAACTTATCGCATTCTGCTCAGAAATGCCCGAACTCCGCCCAGCAAACAGCAGTTATTCCGTGAACTGCCCGGAAATCAAAGTTGAGATCGGAACACTCGCAGACGACAACACTCCTCGAAACTGGAGTTTGGCTTTATTTGATGAACCTAAAAAACCAACTGATTTGCCTGTTAGAATGCCTATACAAGATGTTTATGAAATAACTGGAATCGGAACTGTTCCTGTTGGAAAAATTGAAACAGGAATATTAAAGGTTGG